TGACAATAGTATTCTGCATCCCAGGTATAGTCGATAAAGTCTTTATACATCTGCTCAACCAGAGATGTCGTAGGAACTACGATCATAACTTTTTGACCAGTTTCTACCAAATATCTCACAATTGAATAAATCATAAATGATTTACCCGAACCAGTGGGAGATACAATCAGTTTTCTTTTTTTCTTAAGTGCTTCAAAGATTGCTTCGTGCTGGTATTTACGTGCTTTAAATGTTGTAAATTTACTTACAAAAGATTTTACACCTTCATAAGAAATAAACTCATTTTCTTCATCGGGCATACCAAAGAATTCATTGTCAAGGTATGAGATTGAATAACCTCTCTCTTGACAAAACTGTTCAATATACTCTCTAAGTCCAGCGTAAATTTCTCCAGTGCCAGGAGAAAACAATCTAATCTTACCATCCCAGTGTCTATTCCTGTATGCAGGCATAAACTTTGCACCTTCTACTTCAAAGGTGAAGTGGTCTGATAATTCGTATGTGATATGTGGCGGAGTCTTTACTTGAAGATATACTTCATTCTTTTTGCGAATAATAACGTCACTCATCTATACCCCTTGAATATCTTAACCAATCAATCGCATTCTTGATTTGAAATGAACGATTGTTAATATTATTTAGAATCTCTTTTAAGGTCCCTTCTAACTTATCGTATAAATCTAAGACTGCTTGAGATCTAATTATGTCTTCGTCCCCTTTCATATAAATGGGAACTTCTGTTTTAATAATTTTTTCGTCTGGAGTAATAGTCTCTCTACCCATGTAGAAACTATACTTTTGTAGATACAGTCTGTTGTGTTCGTATTCTTTTTCTTTTTTAATCAATTGAATCCTTAAATACTTATCTAACCATTTTGAATGCAGTATTGGGATTCGTCTTGCTTCATCAAATAGGTCATCTCCCATAACAGAATCTTCACGCCATTCATTAAGAAATTGCTCATATAAGTTCATAAAGTTAATTGTTTATCAAACGTGTCTGTAATTTTATAATACATGTATTGGAATGTTGCCGTTGCTTTCAAATAGTTAATATCATTATCTTCGGTAGTAAATTGTACCGGAGTTAGTGCTACAGGAAAGGCGTCAACATATTGTATCTTAAATCCTGGGTTGTAATTACTTGTTAGTACAGTCAGTGTAATATCAACTTGATCAATATTCCACACATCTGCAAATTTTTTGTCTATCATTTCATTCACAAAATCTCTCCATTGGGTAGACTTTTGTGGATAGGTAATTCCAACCATCCAATTATGTAAAACCGAATAGTTTACAAATTCCTCATCAATCATGAAATCAACGACAAGAGGAGGATAAGTTAATTTATCTCCACCCAGTTGAAAATCATTGTATGGGGTTGCTTGTATAGGACCACCCATTGTAATACCGGGAATACTTACACCCTGACACTGATAATCTACAGAAGTAAATCCGGGTAGATCCAGTTTAAATCCAGTTGGTGATAGAAAATTGGGGTTGTAATCTGACATGAGTAGAGTCCTTCACACTTCTATTTAGTGACATAAAAAAAGACCCCCGAAGGGGTCTTGATAATATGTGAATGGATCACATGAGGTTTTCGACGGTAACACGTCTGTAGTAGACGTTGTTGCCAACGTTGGTTGCTCCCAGAGGATCGCTGTCGCTGAGTACAGCGCCACCACGAGCGAATGGGTTGAGGACCATGCCATAACGAGTCTTGAACCCGATACGTGGCTGGAAGTCATCCTGACCGACGCTACGTACCATCTGCAGAGGTACATATGGGCAATAGAACAGACCTGCGTCATAGGATGAAGTACCCTTATAACCAACTACGTAGTAGTTGTTAGCAGACTGGTTAGTACCAGGAGTACGAGTGAGGGTTGCATATGGGTCAATGTAGACGCGATAGCGACCATTCAGAACACCAGCGAAGGTGTTACCGGTTTCGTCAACTGCAAGACGGTTGTTGCCTTCCAGAGCAGGTGCATAATCGAGTTGACCAGCAGCAGCAAGAGCAGATGCAACATCAGCAGAACACATGATGGTGTTGCCCTTTCCTCTACGAGTCTCTCTTGCGATTGCGTTAGCATCACGCTCGATTTGGAACATCAGACCCTTGAACTTCTCAACGCTCCAGCGACCGTTGGAGTCAACGTCCATGTCAAAACGACCAGCATTAGCAGTGTCATCTTGAGCGCCTGACTTAGCAGACTTATAGATGGTACGAACGACTTCGCGGTTGATTTCAGCAAGAATCTCAGCAGACAGAATGTTTGCCAGTTCTGCCTCAGCATCGAGACCGTGGATCGCACGAAGATCCTGTGCCAGTTCGATGGAGTATGCTGCCTTCAGAGCACGGGACTTAGCAGTGACCGAGATTTTCTCGATCGACAGACCCATCTCGTTGAAAGCGGTGCCGTCACCGAGATCTTCAGAGGTTGCGGTTGACATACCGCCAGTTGCGGTATAGTTTGTCTGAGCTTTACCTGCGTCATTAAGAACTGCAGGGTTATCGCCAACTGGCGCTGCGCCATTTGCAGAGTGACCGCTATCGACTTCATTGTAGAAGGTCTCAGCGCCTGCTTGGTTGTCATAAGTAGCACGCATTGCGAAGATCAGTCCGGTAGGACCGCTCATTGGTTGAACGCCTGCGAGGTCATAAGCGACCAGATTAGGCATTGAACGACGGATCATCGAAACCAGAACTGGGTCGAAACCAGCAACGTTCTGATTACCTGCGCTTGAGAAACCAGCATCGCCAGTGCTGCCAGGGTCAAGATTGATTGTTGGTGCCTCAGACAGAATCTGTCTTTCGGCATCAGTAACTTTCTGTTGGTTTTCCAGGAGGATGGAGGTTACTGCTCTTTTGTATGGATCTGTGATGGCAGGTGCGCCTTCAGCAGAGAGAACATCATTCCATTTTTCCTGGAGTTGTTGGGAAATACCTAACATTTTTTTCTCCGGGTTTTAATTAGTAAGTGTGTTTAAAAAAGATCATCTTTGAGCATTAATTGCTCTTACGTATGCTGCCATACGTGGATCTTGAATGGTCTTTGCAACTTCATCAGTTGCGATATCTTCCTTCAGTTCAATTTTTTCCTTAGGGAAGTAACCTTCCTTGATGGTGTTAATTGACTTTTCGAAAGAATCTTCAGATTCAAACTCAACGCCTTCTGCGAGTGAAGCAAGCTTCTCTGCTTGGGTTTGAGCAAGACCTTTAGATGCTTCTGAGATCATACGCTCTTTAATAAGAGCATTTTTCTCAGCGTGGAGTGACATACTTACCTCAATTTGCTCATTGAGCTTCTCTTCCATTTCATCTAATTTGTTTGCCATCTCTTCCATGACATTATATTTTTCTTCAGGGAGTTCTACATAATTTTCTTCAAAAAGTTGCTTCATGGTAAGCATCATATTTTCTGCCATTTCCAGTTTGATGCCGTTGTGGAGTTCGATTTCATTCTCTTTCTTCCACTCTTCAGCAACATAGGAAAGGAACTTATCCATCTTCTCAGCAAGTTCCGACTTAACGGTTTCAACTTGCTCAGTAAGACGTGCCTCATAGGACTCTTCAATCTTTTTGGTCTCTTCAGCAAGTCTCGAAGTTACTGCTGCAGTAAAGATTGTACGTGCCTTTTCTTGGAATTCTTCGGAGAGTTCTTCACCAGTCAGAAGTGCGTTAACATCTTCTTCGACTGAGAAAGTTTCAGTAGTTTCAGCAACTACTTCACCCTCTACCTCTTCTTCTTCCTTCATTTTCTTTGGTGCAGAATCACCAGCAGTAGCAGACTTAGTAACTTGGTCGCTTACTTTTGATGTTCCACCAATATGAAGTTTTGCGGAATTGTCGTCATTCTTGTAGTTCTGGTTGGTAGGACCACCCATATCTTCTTTAGAGGTATCTTGAGGAGCAGGAGTATCCAACTTTTGCATTGGATCTGCCTTGCCAGCACCATCGGTTGGTGCCTTTTCTTCAAGAGTACCTTCTACGAAGGTTTCAAATTTTTGGTCAACCGATGCTGACATGTGATATTCTCCTTTAATATAGTCTATGATTTGCTATAATTTATTTATAATTCTATTCCTTTCAAGAATTTTGCAAACGCGGAAACTTTGGTCTCTTGAAGATTATATAAAGTTGCAGCGTCAATTTCTTTCTTAAAAGTTTCGATATGACGTTCTGTAAGAATGCCATTGTTCCAAACCCATTCTTTACCTTCCATAATTCCTGAAACAAAAGCATCAGGAGCAGAAGGATCTGCTACAATGTCAGCAGCAGTTGCGAGCATGAAGTCATCACGGACATAACTTGCACCACTTTTCTCAGAAAGTGATCCAACTCCTCTTGAGGAAACGCCCAGTGTAACTCCTTCATCAATCAAAGTTTTTGCAATTCTACCCATCGGGGTATCGAGCAATTTCGCTTTCCCGATAAAATTAGTACCCTCTTGTTTGAGAGATACAATTTTATGAGATGCACGATCCAGGTTTACTGTAGGACCATCTGGATGACCGAGTTCTCCAAGAGCACGGTTCTTAGAAATAAACTGCTCATTATATCTTTGAACTTCTTTTGCAAGAATGTTCATCGGATATACTCGTCCATTTCTATTTTTAATTTCAGATTGTAAAAATACCCCTTCGATAAAGTGACTCTTTCCAGAATCACTATCCTCTACAAGGAATTTTACATCTTCAATCTGTTCCGTTATCAGTTTCATCTTCGGTCTGTTCGGGTTCGGTTTCTAAATCTTTGAACATATTTGCACCAACTTTCTCTTTTTCAAGAGTAAGAATTGATGCCGCTTTGTTCATAATAATGTCCTTCACTGCATCAGAAGCATCAGCAAGTTGATCCTTCATAATCATATCAACAATTTTAGTTGGGTCCATAATTAACCTCGATATTATTTAGCGGTTTTGTTATTCGGTACATTTTGTGCCGGATTTTTCATATTATTTAAAGAAACTTTTTTAGTTTCCATATCAAGATCAGCGGATTGCTTTTCTTGTTCAACTTCATCAAGTGGGTCAATAACTTGACCTGCCTTAATTTCTTTATTTATCTGGAGTTTCATTTCTTCAATCTCTTGTTCTGTAAAATGCAAGAGTTGACGCATGACATAATCTTGAGAGAAGTACTTACCAACGTAAAGATCTACTTTGTCAAGAACCTCCATTTTTTTCTCAAGCATATCAAGAGTTGCCATTTCAGCAAATTGATTATCATAAAGATAATCATATTGAATATGCTCTTTAAATTCTTCCCAATCGGAAGCAGTGATTACTCCCTTTAAGATCAATTGCGATCTAAGAATATCGTGCAGAAGATCTGAGAATTTTTTACGCAGACGACCTACAAACTTGGTAAATTTAATTTCATCTCGGTTAATCTCTTCAGACTTACCAAGATCAAATGATTTATCACTTTCCAATCTCGAAGAAGGCACATTGAGTGCCTTATATACTTGAGTTTGGAAATATTTAATATCAGTTAATTCACCAAGATTTTGTCCACCAGGAAGTGTGGTAATTTCTGTTCCACGACCACCTTCTCTGCGGGGTAACCAATAATCTTCCATAATTGACATGTGCTTCTTATCATCACGCATTTCCCCAGTGCTTGAATCATATACCAGTTTATTGCGATAACGAGACATGACATCACGAAGATATTGCTCTGCCTTGACTTTTGGCAGATTGCCAACATCGATGTAGAAAATTCTACGTTCAGGTGCTCTTGATAATCTATAAATTACAATGCTGTCTTCCAACATTTTCAGTTGGTTTACAGATTTAATTGCTTTATGAAGATGACTTAGGACAAGGTTTTTTCCTTGATCTTTAAGACCTGAAGTTACCGATGCAATGGCATCTTCAGCAATTTTAATTCCTTGATTACTTGAGTTAATACCTTTTGCATTATACAGATAGAATTCAGTAACTTTACCAAAATCATACTGCCTAAATTGCTCAGCATTAACTGGTGGTTTTTCAACCAAACGATATTTTTTGATCTTTAGTGGATCAATATATCTTAACTCAAGAATTCCTTTTGATGAGTCGGAAAGATCAATAACTTTATGGTAATATAATCTACCATCAATGTACCAACGTCTAAAAATTTGATGTGCAGATTTATCAAAATCAAGAAGACGTTTTACGTGATCAAATTCTTCTCTAATTCTTTTCTTAATAGAATCCGATGTTTTCAGATTTGATAGTTCTACTTCTACTGGACTATCATCTTTATCTGAAACAATTGCTTCCATTGTAATGTCTTCAATTGCACTATCTACCTCTGGAAGAAGTGCCATCTCTCTATATTTTCGGATGAGGTTTGCCTCATCTCTATGCTTCATCCCATCGAGATCTACATAATGACCAAACCATCCGCCATAGGGAACTATAGCGGATGATGCATCGTTATCTGTAGGTGGGACGGGGGACGTTGCATTTTTCGCCCCCTTTTTTAGATCTTGATCTTCTATTGAAAATCCAAATAACTTCGCCATTCCAAATATGACCGTGAACCGTTATACTATTTAGTAAACTAAATATCAAACAGTTCTGAGTTGAGTAAACTCTCCGCCACCAACATTGAAATCTGTCTCGCCTGCATCCAGATATTGATACTGGAATTCAACGTCAAATTCTTCAATTTGATCGTTGCTATCGTATGCAAGGTTGATTGCACCGACCGAAGTTGGCCATGCACCTACAAGACGATAAACTCTGAGGACTCTATTTGGATCTTCTGCAGCACCAGTTTGAACAGCAGTTAAACCAGCAGAATCAACGTTCTTATCAAGTTGAACAACTTTGATATCTCTGAAATAACCACCGTAAGCATCGCCACCAAAATTCATGGTGCCAAGTGCTTCATCAGTTTTGTTGCCAATGTTGATCCACTGCTCAAACGCTGCTCTAAGATCAAAGTCTTCGGTGTTATAGAATGTAGCAGTCCATGCATCAAAGGTTCTATCTCCAGGAATTTTAAGGAAACGACCTCTAAAAGGAACTTCAATCAGACCTTGAGTTGCTGCAGGAATCTGTGCAGATCTGCACAGAAACTTTGCTTGTGAAGTTAAATCAGTATCACTATTCTGTCTGCCAAGAGCAAAGGTTGCATCTGGAAATGGAATTGAGACCTGATACAGATTAGGGCGAACGCCGCCCTTTAATCTGGTTTTAAAATCGATAATGTTTGCCATTTTTTTAGTATCTCCCGTTTAAATATTTATTGAATAATCAGCGTCCAGTGGACTCAGCGAACGAGATACCAGTTCTCGTTGCAGTGAATGTCAGTCTAACAAAATTGATAGAACGAGATGGTTGGATAAAGATATCAGCAACAAACTCATTAGCATCAATTACCGCTGGGGTGTTGTTAGATGCATCACAGACAACTTCAAAGTCAACGATTCCTCTTCTTGCTTGTACATCACGGAGGAATGGTTCTACAATTGCTCTAAAGGAGTTTCTTGTAGTTGCGTCGTTAATTTCAAATAGTTGTGCTTGTGCAGCACTTTCAACTGCTCTCTCAACAACAAGGAACAGTTTACGAACGTTGATTCTATCAAATGCTGAAGGATTGGAAAGACCAGTCTTATCTCCGAAAAGAACTGCTCCTTGACCAGGGAAAATTGCAATAGGATTAATTCTATTTGCATAGAGTTCATCTCTGTCCGACTTTCCTGGAGACCAAGCAAGTTTTGCCAAGTTACGAATACCACCTCTGTTAAATCCTGCTGGAGAGAACCATGGTTCATTTCTAATTGCAGTATCTGCAACCAAACCTGCAATATCAGGATTACATGGAATGTAACGATAGACATCAGTCCAACGATCATAGATGTACTTGTAGTTAGAATCAAGTACTACATATGAACTACTTCCAAGAGAGGAGTAGAATGATTTAATATTATCTACGATGTCTTTGTTTGCAAGAGCAGCACCAGAGTCCGACAGAATTGCTGATCTGTGTGGTGACACAAAAGCAATACAATCTTTTCTATTTGTTGCAATTGATGAAATATAAGATGCCTTTTCTTTACTTGCCAGTTCAGTGCTTAAACCAGGACCCATTAAAACATAATCAATAGTAACTCTTTCTGGATCAACAAATTCTGCATATCCAGCATTAACATCTGATGAAGTGAGATTATATGTACCAAAAGAATCAGTAGGATAAGAACTACCATTGGTTAAAGCATATGCTTTAGTTCCAGTTGGTTCCCAAACATAAGTTTTTGGTTCATAATCATATGAGGTATCTCCAACGTAAATATAATTACTGGATGTAGAAACTACATCTTTGTAGTAATTTGAACCTCCTTGTGGACCTCTTGCATCATTTGCTTTAGAGAGGTATGTAAAAGTTTCTAACAAAGTACCCTTAGTGCCAGTCAGTCCTCCGTCTTCGTCAACAACTGCAAGGTGAACTGTATCATAAGCAGATGCACCAGCAGTAGAAAATGCTTCGGCATCATCAGTAGTTCCAGGTCTTGCTGCGATTGAATTCCAAAGAACATTAGATCCAGCGTATAATGGTTTTGTAGAATACCACTTATCACCACTATCAACTCCACCGTCAGAACCTGACTTAAGTGTGTATGGAGTTCCTTCAACTGTAACTGCTACACCACCAGTGAATACGTTTGATGGAGAAGTGGTGTAGACATTTCCACCGTCTACATGAACGATGTGAAGAATTGCACCACCATCGCTACCCACTGTCTGATCAATAACTCTTCCACGCGCCCCATTTCCTGCTGTTACAATAACAGATCCATCAAGAGCAACAGTAGGTACAGATTCAGAAGGAAGGAAGTATAGTGATTGAGAAGGACCTCTATCAACGGTACAAATTCTTAAATTATTTCCCCAATCTCCTGCAGTTTTTGATGCATAGAAGAAAGTTGCTGTATTATTGTTAGCATAAGATGCCTCATAAACTTCTGATCTTTCAATCAGAACAGGGTCAGAAACCAGAGTAGCGGTTCCAGTTGCTGTTGTTCCTGGAGCTGGAATGACTCCGGTGAGTGTTCCTGGACCGTAGTTACCAAAGTTGGTAATATTTAATCCGGTAATAGCACCACCAGCACCAACTTGTGCA